GCTATCCCTGCTGCTAAGCCAAGAGGGATAAATGGCTGTGTAGCCAAGGCATTTAATATAACAGTAGCACCTGTTACAATCGCTGAAGCCATTGCAACCGCCGCTGCCGCTTTAGCCAGAGTTTTATTTTTTCCTGCGTATGATTCCATTATCGTCCCTACGCTGCCAAGGGTTTCTCCGTAAGAATTAGCAGCATCTATTTTATCTTTCCACGCTTTCTTGTCTTTTGCATCAGCTTCTTCTTTTTGCTTTGCGGCTTTGTTCAATTTTTCATTTTGTTGAGGTATAGGTTGTCCAGCGGTTACCCTTGCCCTCATTTCTTCTGTTTTTCTTATAAATTCATCAGTGGCAATATCTGAATTTTCCAAAGCGCGGTCAAAAGATTGCTTAAACCCCTCTACAATCCCGATTGGGTCTTTATTGCCGGTAAAGAAATTTTTAATATTATCAAAAACATTTTTAAGGCCAATCCAAATGGCAATTGCGCCTTCAACTATCAAAGCAAACCCCTTAATAAAAGATGCGACAAGGAACTCAACGGCAGTAGTCAGCAGATTTACGATATGTCCCACTTCTTCAAGAGCGGGCGCTAATGCACTTCCTACTGTTGCAGATAATCCAGAAATAGCCGTAGTAAAAAAACTAAATTTTTGTTTTGCTTCTTTACTATATTTTGCTGCTTCACGAACAGAGGCAACCATAGCCGCCATAGCGATTGTTGCCAAAAACATGGTCTTTCTAAAATCCCTAACCCCCACGCCTGCCTCTTTGAATTGTTGCTTAATGGTCTTACCTGTTTTTTCTGTCTTTTTTCCTACCTCAACAGTAGCTTTTTCAATAGACTTCAATTCAGCATTAACCCTTTGAATTTCTGCTGTTGCTTGGTCTTTCGCTTTGAGGATAATTTCTAAAGTATTGGAAGCCATTGACTTTTTCCCTTAGTTGTAGTATATTTTGTCTATGAAAAAATTAAAACTCATATTCGGTATTATTTGCGCTATTGTTATCGGGTTGCCTTTACTAATAGGGTTCTTAATGACATTACCTGAAATCCTAAAAACTCCAGGCGGCTCGCAAATGTTTTTAAAAATCATTTTGGGTCTTGCTGCATCCATTGGATTGATCTTCTTCTATTTTTTGCCTTCTGTCATAGCCCAAAAGAGAAAACATCCTCAAGCCGTCCCCATTAAAATTATCAACACATTTTTTGGATGGACGCTCATAGGATGGGTCATCTCCCTTGCTTGGGCGCATTCTTCTGCGCCAGTCGTTCAACCTTCGCCACTTCCTCATCGATCAAGGTAACCGCCTCAACAAATGTATTCGTCTGATCTAACCAACCACCCTTAGTTGGCAACTGCCCTTGTTTATAAAATCTATAGGCTTGCAAATATTCTAATCCTTCCTGCGTTATTTCTTTTACGGGACAACGCTTTGATTTGTATTCTCCTATAATCCATCGTTCCCCCATTACGCTGTCTTGCTCGCAACCATTTATCACTTTCACGCCATCCGAACACTTTTTACAATCAAGCCCTAAATAGGGTATCCAAACAGCGTAAGTTAGTTTTTTATTTCTTGCTCCGACAATTTTGTCATTTCGAGAATTTTCCCGCCAAGTTCAATAATAATATCAATAGGAATAATACTAATGATACTCTCTGAAACGATAGTAAATGTTCTTGAAGAAACATCTTTCCTTTGAGTAATAAATTCAACATTGTTTCCTTTCGCGTCTTTGAAGTTATCAAACCCCAACAGCCCGAAACGCACAACCTCAATCATACCATCAAGAGATTTAGCAGGGTCTGAAATCTTTGAGCCAACATAGGCAAAAGCGTAAGCTGACAAAACCCCAAGTTTCCAGATAGTTTTCTGCTCTCCATCATCAAACTTACTAATATAATCTTTGCTTAAACTTGTATCTATTCCTGTTATCATTGCAAACCCCCCCCTCACCGTTGGAACAGTTATATTTTTCTGCCAATTCAGTCAACTGCAATCCAGAAGCATATAATTCTGTAATCTCTTTTTCTGTTTTATTATCTAATATTTTTCTCATATCAAGTCAATGCAATTGTCATCTCGTCGTTCCCAGACGAACGAGCCATCATAAATTCCACGTCAAAGGTGCGTATTCCATCCCTATCTCCGATCTTAGGCGCACGAAGTAAGCACGCTGGTGCAGTTATAGTCGCAATATTGCCCGCAACTGTTCCCAACACCAATGATAATGCTTTCGTTGTGCCTGAATGGAAGTATGACCAAAAATCAGCATTAGATGTTGCTCTTAATATCGCCTCACAGGTTAATACGCCCGATGGTTTTCTGTCGGTTACTATAAACGCAAGCACACCCTCTGCCGCGTTCATTGATACCCTTTCGGCTATTGTGTTGCCAGTCTTTAAGGTTAATTTCTCGATGATGGCCGCATAAGACCCGAAAGTCGTAGTTGTGGCCTTAACTATTACAGGAGTTGTGCTATCATAAGTCATAGTTTCAACAACTGTATCAGTTGCCAAAGCATATACTCCTGAGAATGTGAAATTGATTTTAGGCACAGCACCTGCCGTTAAATCCAATTCTGCCTCACCTGCGCAACCTACCAACTTATGCAATATGCCGTCAATATTAACCCATATCGTAGCTGTTTGTGATGTAACAGCAGGGGCATAGGTTACTGATGACGGGCCGCCTGCTATCGTTTCAAGTCTATCACAAGCCTTTAACAATGCACCCCAACGTGGCGCAACGCCAGCCGTCCCTGAACCTTTTAATTCTATCCAAAACTTTAATTCCATTATCGTTTTACCCCTGATCTCCGCATAGGCTGAACGATCGGAATTACCTGGATAACGTTCTGCCATATCCGCCTTAACACTTAGATCAACATCGTATGCCATAATTGCATTGGCGGCGGCTGTCGGTGTGCTGTCTGTCCCCGATGCGGGTTCTATTTTACCGTAAAGTGTAGTCTGCTTTGTGAACATTATCTCCTCCTCATTAGTATGTGATTGTATCTAAAACTGAAAGTTCAACTTTCAGGATATAATAATTAGCTTCTTCTGTTAGCTCCCATTTGCTATATTTTAAAATCTTTGCTATGCCTAACCAATTAGCGGGCTTATCAATATCCTTTAACAAAGCGTCTTTTGCCCTTTGTGCCGCGTCATATTGCGTTATATCATTATTCTCAGACTTTACAAACGCGAGTATAATTTGCCAGGTTTGTAAATCGTCAAACCTATCAATAATCGTTTCGTTCCCCATTTCGCCGAATAAACATTTGAGAATGTAGCGATTACTATATTCAAATGCAGGCGCGTTCTTAAAATCTGTTGCTTGTGAGCTTTCAATATAACCTAAAGCATTTAAGCGTGTTGCTATACCATTTTTTACTGTATCATAAGACATTTAATTGCTCCTATAAATTGGCTCTAATATCGTTGCCTCTGCCGGCAATAATACGCACTTGCAGTTTTCCTTGCATACTGTCGCCCCTGCACGCGGCAGGCCTTCTTCTTCCCATTCTGCCATTGTCTTCACATCTCCGTGCCTTTCTAAACAATCAGGGCAAGTATTCACTAATACCGCGCTCCATCTCCATTTGTCAGAGATACCCGTTTCTGCCAACATTCCTACATCACGAAAACGGCTTATTGAACCCGCAAAAGTAGGCTTTAACGCATTTTTAAACTCTCCGAATATACGCCCGCCTTCTTCTAAGTCTATTAACAAATCTTGTCTGATAATATCAAGTGTTGACCCTTGCGTTAATCTAAAATCAATATATTCCTGTAAAGTTATGGCTGTTCTACTGACCTTTGCCGCAAGGACAATATCCAATGAAATTACTTCTTTATTTATGCCCTCAATGACTTTCTTGTTTTCAATTTTTTTTACCACTGGTTAACTCCTCAATTTCGCTCTCAACATGTTTTATAGCGCGACGAAAAGCATCCTGTGATATGCCAAAGAAACGATAACCCTTATCTTGTAAATAACCGCCTATATTCTTGCGTTCATCTTCAATGGTTACTATAACTTTATTTTTGCCAGATGCTTTCCAATAAAAATCCTTTCTCAGCTTTCCCGTATCTATCAGAGGCTTATCGGGATGCCCTAACCTTAGTTTTCTTTCCCGCGTTGCTTTCTTGTTCCCCTGCAACACTCCGCCTGCAATATCTCGGCTTGCATCAATGCCAAATGTCAAATCTTTCACGATAATATCTTCTGCTATGGTTTCTAATATACCTTGCAAATTTATCTTAGGGAATTTAACATTGTTCTTTATCGTTATTCTAAGCATTCAGTTTAGGGTTATTGCTATCGTCAATTTTAATAGTCTTATCAGCGTCTATTCTCCTCTGTATCGCCTTGCCGAATTGAATACCTAACTCAACGACATCGTGTCCGTATTTCTCAAGGAATATGTCTTTAATGTTCTGTGCCACGGTCAAAAGAGCGTTCTGCGGGTCTGCGATAACCTCATCAATATCTATCTGTGATATTTCTTGCTTAATAATAAGGTCAAGTTGAGCCTCAGTATCTTCTATTTTATCTATATGGCTATTGATCAGTTTATCCATTACGCCCGCCCTATTCTTAACTCCGTTTGGCTTTTTTGTGTTTCACTTTCATCAATCTGCCCGCTTTCGTCCTCATCATATTCAAGTTTCATGTTGTTAAAAGCGTCATCAAATTTCTTGCCATAAATTGTCGCTAATCTATCCCATTTGTCGCTTTCTTCATCCATAAGATCTAAAGCAATTACGTGGATAGTGAGATAGATTAAAGGCACGGATATTTGAGAACTTTCCAATATCAATTCATGTCGCTTGCCCTTATCATAAAGCAAAGTCTGCACCTTCTCAAAAGCGGCCTGTATCTTATTAGCAAAAGATTTAATAACAACATAAACGCTCGTGCTATCTGGATTAGTCGTCCAATTCGGCGTAATCGTAAATACACCCGTTGATAAAGTAAACCCCGTAATATCGCGTTTCTGGTTAATGCCGGTGCCTGATACAATCTCAATCGTTCCGCCCTTCCAAAAATTATCTGCCTCGCGCCGTTTAGTATCTGTTAAAGACCCTGCCGCCCCTGCTGTGGCTGTTCCCTTGTCTTGTTTAGCGGCACGCCTCAAGCTGTCCAACTCGTTGTATAAATCATCATCTGTTATCGGGATTGACAATATAGACATCACCACGTCAAAGAGTTGAGTTTCGTAGTAGGTAACGCCCGAAACGATATACGCCCATTCCGCTTTATAATTTAGGTCTTTGTCAGCCGTATGTGTGGTAGTTAAAGCATAGGTCATCTCGCCCGTCGTACTGTTTATCGTAACTGCCGTAGACGCTTGTAGAACATCACCACTCGGCTTATAAAGAATAATTGCACCGGACGAGGGTATCAGCGCTCTATTGCTGTCATAAACCGTCAAGCGAATAGTATCTGTTTTATCTTCAAGAAACTGTTGCTTCATTTATCCCTCTCTTTTTACTATCTCGTGAAACTTCTCCTGCATTTCAAATAAGAAGCCCTTGTCTGGCAACTCATTGTTTAACGCATTGATTATCCTGGCTTTCCTGTAGCATATCTTGCATAACCTTTCCATTTGAATGTGAATGAAGTCTTGCTTAGCAACTTCCATAATCACCTCGCTTTGAAATATGCCCCTGCGATTGCAAGGATTATGCCTATAATCAAACCTTGTAATATAGTTATCGTTTTATCATTCTTGCAGGCATTACGACACGGCACTTCATCAAACTTATCAAACAACTTTTTAATATCCTCTTTTGTATCGGCGTGTCTTTCTGCTGAATGTTTATCGTGCTGGATAGTCCAATCAGTAAAGCGTTGGCCCAAAACTTCTATTTTTGTGCCTAAGCGCGCCACTAAATCAAATTTTTCCTGGTCTGTCATTGTAAAGCCTCAATATTTATTCCACCACAAATATTCTTCTTACCGCACCTGCTACCTCTGCCTTCCACATCTGCCACGCCGTTTGAGGCTTAATAAACTGATACGGCTCTGCATACAGAGATTGGATTTCGGAGGGGGAGAGGGCGCGGTTGTAAAGATACACATATCCAATTTTACCATCAAAAAGAGTTGAATTCGATTCCGAAGTTATCCCAGTATTACCATCACCAATTCGCACTACCGTTGAATCCACTATGGGCAAAGCATTGCCATTACCTAACGTCCAGGTAGCGTTTAATACTTTAGCATCCAAATATAGTTTTATTGATGCTCCTTGCCCATAGGTATATGAAACTGCATATTGATACCATGTATTCAAAGAAAATCCTGCTTTCGTTATTTTATATATATGCCAAGTACTATTTACTCTATACGCAAACATTACACATTGATGTTCTCCAGCGGTGCTATAATCTTGTCCAACCCTCGCCTCATAATTTACCTGTGCCCCCTCTCCTGTTCTTTTAGCAAAAATATTCCTAAACTGAATTGGAGTTTCCAATATTCCATAATCCCTTAAACTAAACGCAGAAATAATTGTTATTCCACCTGAAGCTATCCGTAAAGGTTGCTCATTATTTACCTGAATATACTGATTACTTGTTTCAATAAAGTTTGGACAAATACCGTCTTTTCCACCGACATAAGATAACCCACCATAAGAAGTGGCTGGATTTTTTTGAGTTAAGTCTATTACTTTTGTCCCTCCCCCCTCATTCATAAGCCAACATCCTACAAGACCACGAGAAAGAGGATGAGACCAATTGATTTGAGAGCCAAGAGGGGGTTTACTGGAAAAAGGCGTAGTCGCTATTACCGACGAGCAAAACAGCGTGGTAAAAATTAAACAGGTGATTAAAAGTGATTTAAGTATTTTCATTAGATTGCCGTAATTTTAGTTATCCTCGCCGAAGTAAATATATCCGCGGCGGTTGAGTGAGTATTATCATATTTAACCCTGACCCTTGCTGCGGTGTCGGGAATGTTAACTACGTATTGACCAACTGCATTAGAACCAAGCGTTGCACTATCAATGAACCACATTAAAGAAGTAGCCGCGGCGTGAGCATTGGTAAGGCCGTCTAAAACTGTTATTGTATCTACTGCGTCGCCCTCATTTGACACCTGAAAGACTATCTCTGAATTAGCCGCTGTGTTATCCTCAAAGAAAATAAACCTTGAGGGATTGTCTAAATTGTTGGTAGTTGGATTGAGGACGCTTAAAACTGTCTGTGCCGCCGCTTCATCTGCTGAAAGAGGCTCTGACTCCGCTGTGCCTGTCGGGCCTCCGAAAGAAGTCAACACTCTCCAATCTTCATCCCCCGTGGTATTACTCGAAACTTCAACATAGATAGTTGCCCCTGCGGTTTCGGCTACAGCTTCTGATAAACAAGCGGCAATATAAAGAGTAGTCTGATAGTTGGGGCTAATGTCTATAGTAGCCCCTTCTCTGACAGAGGGCTGCGTAACTTCCGCCCATTCATCAACAGCTTCAGTTGATTTGGTCAACGCCGCGAAAGCGTTAGTTGATAAAAATAATAAACTGGCTATAACTAATAAAAGTTTCTTCATAGTATTACCCCCGATTGAATACTTGCTACCGCATTATTCAAAGCGGCAGAGTTAAATATTTGTTGTTCTGCCTTGTAACGGGCAATGAAAATATTGATTTCTTCTAAAACTTGTGCCACCTTCTTTGCAGGATTATCACCTTGAGCATACTGACAAGTAAAGTCCTGAGACAAAACTTCAACCGCGCCATCTAAAACAGAAAGATGAAAAGTAATATTGTGCATTTTCTCTTGGACATAATTAACCGATTTTTTAGTTACGATTGCTGTAAGTGCCATCTGATCCTCCTTAGTCGTCATAAGTTCCCTTGATATGTATTCTTAGTTTAGCCGGCGATGAGGCAACAGATGTAGTCATCACGCTGATTAAATTGCCAGCTGATATGCCGGCGTTAGAAATCGTATTGACATCACAACCGGCAGCGCAGCTTGACTGCCTTCCTGTATCGCAGACTATATCCGCGCTTAGAATAGCCGTCCCTGCCGTATCGGGGGTTGTATTCACGTTCTCATTAAAATTGATAGTAGCTGTTCCCGCGTCAGTTGAACAGGCGACCTCGGTAATAGTAAAAGCCCCCGCGGGTTCAATCTGCAAAAGATTGTCATCTGCGGCGACGGGGTTTTCTATTCCCGCGTTAAATCTTACTGTATACAATTCTGCATCAGCGGCTAAATCATTCGTTGACCACGTTAAGCTTCTCCCTGCGGTGATTGCAGTATCGGCTGCAACGATAGTTCCGTCTTTAATATCCGCGCTGACTATTGTGCTGTCAGCTAAACTTCCCTCAGTTACTTCTTCTTCAAGGTCTGCGGTAATGTCTGTGCCAGCGTGCTGAACTACTAAAGCGGCGGCAATCTTGTCATCATCTACGGCGTCCCCTACTAACTTGTCAGGATCTAAGGCGTCATTAGACATATCAGCGTCAACAAGCCCTGATATACTTGAAGTAGTATGAGCGTGGCTATCGTCCTCAACAGCCCAAGCACCTGTAGTTACAGTAATATCGCCTACGTCCTGGTCCGCAAAATCCGCAGGATTAACCTGCCCTGCACCTGTCCCCAAATCTATATGGGTGTCTTTGACATTATCTGTGCCTGCGGTTTTCAAAGCGGCAGGATCTGTTTCGACAGTTAAATAACCTGCCGAAGCATGATTACCCCATCCATAGGCCGTATTCCAATTAGCCGAAGCATTTGCTACAGATGTTCCCCATGCAGAACCAGTTGATACTGCTATGCCAACACCTGGCCAAGTCGTTATAGAATCATCTAAGATGTTAAAATTGGAATTTACAGTTGTAGCCCACCCTGTTTCACCGCTACTGGGTTTATAAAGAGCGAGTTTTGTAGTATAACTGCCTGCATAACAATTAAGACTTCCTAAAAATATAAAAAGGATTGATAATAGTAATTTTTTCATTTAAAATCTCCAAAAACTCTCAATAATCCCTATCTAAACTCTCCCCCCATTGCATCTCTACCCACACTTGCAGAGGCATGAAGTTTAACAATAATCTCTGTTTTTAAATGACTATCCGTTACACCAACATAATGTAACCCATAAAAATCTTCATAACCTGCTTTACTCACCCTTATTGTATATGGGTCAGTAGTAATTATATTTACTATTGGAACGGCAGGTAAGAGTCCCGTCATTGTTATAACCCACACTTTCCAAAAACAGGGAACATCGTAATAAATTCCCCCAGATCCGTACCCTAAAGATACCGTCAGAATATTTCCACTATTGGCATACCCATTAGCATCAGTAGTATATGTTTCATCAAACCACTCCCCAGTGGTATCTGTAAATCTGACAGTAGCTCCAGCAATCGGATTACCGTTGACATCAATTACTTTTATCCGCCTTGAATATCCCTGAAAATTTCTCCATATCTTGCTGTTTGTTCCATGACCGTAGAAAGCATCGTCATCAAACAAAATTGGAATATCATGCCATATCCCCATAAGCCCCATACCTGTATTCATATTAGTTAAATACCAACGGCGAGGTAGCCCTTCCTGGACAATCGCAGGAATAGGGGCATTTTGAAATACAATAGTCGGGTCTGATGTGCCATAAGTGGTGTCGCACATATATTGAAAATTTTGGTCAATAAAAACATCATACATATAGGTTGATTTACCGTTTGACCAAGTAGAATTTGGAGCAGATAAAAGACCTGCTACTCCAGTTAAATTTACTCTTTCATACCACCATGCAGTGCGACCTGGAATTGCCCCTAATCTATGCAAAGTGCTTTTTACCACTTTCATTGTCAACGTACGAATGTCCATTCCATTTATCCACTGACCCGCATCAGAACAAATAATGTCGGAATTATAAAGCAGCACAAGACCACCACTATTTGGATTACTCCAAAATCCTGTAGTGCCTGTTGCGTCGGGAGTGAATATCCACCTGCATCTATCTGGGTAATGTTTTAATTCTCCAGAGGTATCTTCCGTCCCCATTTGGAAAACAGAAGAAACGTCCCCTTGAACAGTTTGATGCAACTGGACACTGCAAGCATTGAGTTGTTTTACTGTTTCAAGCCCTGTCATAATAAAACGACCGTTGACTGTTTCAACGGGGAGAGTCGAAGCATCTGTCTCAAATCTCCAATTAACATTCGATGTATGATATTCATCAGATACTATATAAAGCACTTCCCAAAGATTGACTACATCCCCAGCGGCAAAGGTTTGCAATGGAGCTGTCACAGTAAATTGGACATATCCCGTTCCATCATTCTGATATGATGAATATGGTATCTTCTCGCCTTTGCCTGTTGCGGCGGCAGTAATAAATATATTCCCGAATGGAGGTAAAGTGAATGGAATGTTACCTGTTCCGTTTGTCTTGTTAGTGCCCAATGACTTATCTATAACTATATTATTTGTATCTGTGAATGTTACGATTGTAACCTCTCCAACCGTCCAGCCCGTGCCAGCAGTAACTTTGAATTTCATCCCCACCATATCAGAAAGAAATCCACCAGTTGCTGAACTAATCAATAGCCCTGTTGCGTCGGAAGCCAAATCCGTCAATGTCAAATTAATCTTTTTATTGGTGTTTATTGTTGTTGCCGCAGGATGAGAAGCAACCGTTGTATCAAATACGTTTTTGATGTTTGTTAAAGTGCAATCTGAGGGATGGTCTTCAATAGTTAATTGACTATATTCAACATGTCCGCTACCGTTTGTTTTATTAGCCCCTGCGCTCCTGTCAATCGTGATTGACCTGACGCCATTTATAGATACAATTCGATACCAACCAACTGTCCAACCAGTACCTGCGGTAATATGTAAAAACCTGTTTCGCCAATGCCACGAAGTCTCTGTGCCGCCTGTCCAGGTAATTGTCGTACCTGCGGCATTGCTGGCTAAATTTGTATATGAGGTTAATGAACTATCGTCCCAAAATATCATTTGAATTTATCCTGATTATTATTAAACTCTTTTACTGGCCCATTGACGAACCATAAGAGAATATCTTTTATCTGCCCCTTGTCGTCTTTTTCAGTATCCAATATCATATTGCGGTCTTTCATTATTTTATCTAAAGACGGCGATAAATGAACTTTTGCCCCTTTGATTTTTGGATTGAGATGTTGCAGTGCCGCCTTGAATGCCATATAATCTTTGTGCATACCACTCTCGACTAAAGCATCCACTTTCGGTTTGATAACGGGATCTGTTACTTCTGTCGCTTCACAGCAGTAACTATCATCAATAAATCTATCTAAGTTATTAAGAAACTTAAACCCCTCGTCATCACTTATCTGCATACGAAATTGGGCCGCTTCCGCCACTCCACCAATGATTTGAAAATTCGCTCTTATCTGGTCAAGCCTTTCTTGGTCTGTCATAAACACCTCACTTTGCTTCAACTCCTAATAAATAAATATCCGCTGTATCCGTGCCAGCATTATCGGTAAAAGTCAAATAAACTTTCTTCAAACTCGTCGTGTCTATGTAAGGCAAATCAAGATGTAGAGTAAGATTGCCATTTCTATTACTTGCCAAAAGCAAGGACGGGAAAGTGCCGTTTTCATCAAAATCAGCATCGGGGTATAAAGTAAGCGTCCAATCAGTAGATACCGTCTTGACTGAAATATACTTAATGATTGACTTTGAAGTATCCCAGTTAGTAGCATCAGAGAGCATTAAATTTCCAGATGCCTGAGCTAATGCTTTTAAATAAATATAAGTCATATCCGTATCCCCTGCACTGCCTATTCTTAAAGTCGTAACTCTGTTTATCTTAGCTGACAAAACCGTTTTGGGTGTCATCCTTGACAACACAGCCCTGACTTGTTCAACTCCTACTGTGCCTGCGCTCCCGCCCCATTCGCCTGTGCCCCAGGCATCATTTCCCCAACCCGCGTCCGAAGAAGTAGCAACTAATATTTTATGATTTACAGCTTTTGGCGTAACATTGCTTTTTATTATTTTTATTAATGTATTTGATTTTGCAACAAGGTTCATCTTTTATTGTAGTGTCCATTCAATCTGTTTATCGTGGTCAAAACTACCCTGCCTTGCCCTTCTTTGCAGAATTTAGGGCAATGAACACATAACCAGCTCATTGGGTCATAGATGTTTTCAATGCACCATGCGGCTGAAACCAAAGGTTGAACGACTATGCCTGTATCACGCAATCTATGGAGTTTTCTCCAATCCACCATTTTACGCCCATAAGCATCCAACTTAATCCGCTCTTTGCGTATTTTTATGCGCCTGCCCCTTAACTCCACGAAGTTAGAGCAATCTTTGGCCCAGGGGATAGGCTCACGCAAGTAAACATCTACTGTGGGCGGTATAAGATAATGGCCAGGACACTTTATCATCCGCTTGATGTAAGGTGTCCCGACCACTTTATTCTTCTCTAAAATTACTGACATTATTTCTTCATCCCTACATCTTCGGGTTTTAATACCGCATTAAGTTGTGATGCTGGAACGCCAAACTGTTTTTCCATTATCGCAATCAATTTTTCAAAGTTACCAGAACGCCTTGATCTGCTCTTAATTTCCCTGCGCTTTTTCTCTGTCGCTTCTATTTTTTTGTATTCAGGCGTTTCTTTATATGCCGCCACTTGCTCTGCTGTCGGTATTGTAACTGATAAAACAACACCTGCGGCAGCCATATCGCCCAAAAATCTCTCCGCGTTATCAGGGTGCATAGGACCGAAAGAATTGCCTGCCCTATCCCACAACGTAATGTTCTTATGATCAAAATGTTGTTTAACAACTATACCCGCCGCACCGTGTTGCTTAGATTGCGTTTTTCTTATCTTTCCTATCTCATCGTGCAAACTACCGCCGCTTCTTGCCTCTGATATTATGCGGGAGTTTTCCTGTTCAGCTAATTTCGCCCGTAACGCTTCGTTCTCTTTTTGCAACGCCCCTAAATCCTGCTTTGACATATCCTTCTCCTTTTTCCTGTGTTGCTGGGTTTTTTTGTTGTTCAAAAATTAAGAGGCATATGCTTCTTGATGCAATTTCGTGTGACATTCCTTTTAAACAAAGCATATGCCCCTTAATCCACCCACAGTTAGCCTCTCAGCCTACAAGAGTTTATTGATTAGTGAACCTCATCAAATTACCGTGTAAATTGCGTAACAGAGCTTCACCACGTATTTCAGAACCCACGATTTCAGTCCCAACTTCGGACGCATCGCGTTCAACTTCTATCTGGAAACTTCTCTTAATGACATTCTTAATTGCTGCCTTAGAGAAAGCTGCCCCTGCGCCGTTGTTAGAGCTGTCTATCGCTATATTCCCGTCTGACCACAGATTGAAGCCCATGACCATACCCGAAAACCCTGAACGTGTCCAATCTTCACCAACCGTGCCCACACCACTGCCACCGTTGATGCTATCGCTTGAATTATCAAACAAAGTTATGATACCTTTGTTTGACCATATTAGCGTAGCAGGAAGAACGAGATGGTAAGGTAACGTGGCATGACCTGCGCCGCGCAACGAACCATAAGCATCATACAGATCCGCTGGAGCTAAATATGCTGACGTGGTAGTTGAGCAACCTTGATTAGTAGAAAAAGACGTAAACAATGTTACCAAGTCTAAGTCTTTTCTGACTACCAAACATTCGCCGATTAGCTGTCCAGCTACTGCCGCCATATCCTGTATAGAACCTAAAGACGCTATGTCTTTAAGCAACACAGACGCATTATGAACGCCAACCGTAGCACTTGAAGGTGATGCTTCTGAGGCATACCCACCCGAATCCACAGCCTGCGCGGTAGAGCTATCGTCAGCCTCTGCCGTCAACTTTGCTATCTTGGGTGTTTGATGGACAATGCCTGGACCCATGAAATCAATGTTTGTTATCAATGGCCCTACAACATCGCCTTCAACCAACTCAAGAACAGCCGCACCGACTATTGTCGGAATAGCCTCCGTCAATGTAGTCGTAGTTGTATCCACGCCCAACATTAACAACATTGCAAAATAATTAAAAAGTTTCTTAAACATTATCTCCTCGCTGTATTTGTCCTATGTCCTACGTGAAGTCATAGCACTTTGGACTTTTTCTTTTAGATCCTTCACTGACTTAAAATCCCCTACCTTTTGTGCTTGCAGCATCTTGTTGGTTAGGGTCATAAGGTCATCCCCACCTGCTGCACCACCACCTGCGCCACCTGCCGGCGGTGTCCCGCCCCCTGCCCTGTTTGTTGCTTTGACCAGATGGGGTTTATCGGTCAAAAATTTCTTGACTCCCTCTTCTACTGAATGAAGAGTATCAAGTCCGTTAGCATCCTTGCCTTTTATCCGAATGTTACCGTCCTTGTCAATTACCGCCTGTGTTTTTAATAGTGCCATCGCTTCCTCAGCATAGGCGTTTTGCTTTGTTATCTCACTAATAAGTGCATTGCCGATCTTCATATCAACAATATCACCGTCTTTTTTAGAAATAAGCCCCTGGTATTCTTTCTCTTTAGTTATCCAACCCTCTTTCAACTTTTCATATTCTTTTTTTGCCTCTAATTCCTTTTGTGTCGCGGCTTCTATCTGTTTCTCGTGGTCTGCCTTGAACTTCCTTAAATCTTCAACCTCTGAAACCATAGGCGCTGTCTTTACCCGTTCCCTCGCCAATCTTTCTTCAACGATTGCGTTGACTTTTAGCTGCTGCTCTGCTGAAAATTCCTCTGATTTAGCACCCGCCTCACCACGCTCACTTGATAACCACCCGAATAATCGCCTTAACATTATACTACCCCCCTCTATTTACCGCCTGTCGGCGTATTTACAGTAGCCATTTTATTCACCTTATCCATAAAAGACGGAACTTTGTTTAAGAGTCGGCTACCGATACTCTGTCCGTTTTTATCTTCATTGCTTGCCATATCATCAACCATGGATTTCATATCCTCGTCATTCATACGAGGGAATTTCTTTTTCATAATTGCTGTTTTGATTTCTTTGTCAAACTCTGCGCCCAAACTCAACCTCGCCATTTTCTCTGCTTCGTCAATGTCAGCATTGAGGCTTTGAATAGAGAACTCGTGCGGATATTCTATAGAGCCGTCAAATTTTTTATCAATCCAGCGGGCAAACATACCCCAAAGTTTCATTTCACCATCTTCTAAATTGCCCGCCTTTTTAGACAAAGCAGAATTGGTCTGGTTAAAATCCCATGCTTTAGAAACACCTGATTGCTGGACTGCTGACTGTTCGGGTGCCTGGACACTTCCACCCTCTAATTTAGCTAATTGAAACATTTTAGCCACTTGCCTGTCTATGTGTTTAAAATAAGTTTCAGAGTTAGCCGCAGGCGGTGATACATACAAAGGCGCAGCAGAACCCACAGGGTATAGCAACCCCTTTGATGTGCCGACACTCAGCTCATCATAATCTGTTGAGTTGCCCTGTAACGCCAGGAATGCGAAAGTCTGATCCCGCAATATCTGTTTTAACTCTGAGCAAGAATTGTATACATCGCGCGCTATAAAAGCTATATCGGCAATAGAGGATATTCCTAAAAAGTTACGCACCTTTTTAGACTGCTTATCAAAAACACAAGTAATAGGCACAATGCCCAACGCGTGAGCTCCTCTGCTTATCTCGTTATAGCCCGCATCATATAAAATCCATTCTTGCCTTGTTAGCAAACGATACTGCACACCCTCGCGCCTGTTTTTATTAAAAGCTAATGGGTCAATGTTCAAATCAAGGAACTCTCTAATCAACACCCAATAAGGCGAGCCAAACTCATCTAACGCCCAATTTATAATATTCTGCGGATGATGTAGTGTAAAATAGGGCAGGAGATTATTGTCCAAAATATCCGCCTTGGAGATTATACTGCCTGCATAAGCAGGGCTGTCAGTAATTACAAAAACGTGTCCATAGAGTTGCGTTAAATCAGCCAACTCTTTGCGAAATTCCTCTATTGACCCTTGCTTATTGTCAATATTCTCACTGCGTTCCATTATATCAGCTTCAATGTTACCCCACCTTGAGTTGATGGGCTGTTTAAATAAATGGTCTGTGTATATGTCAATTATCGGTGAACAAAAATTATAATAATAAGACATCTGCAACCTGTCTTGATAATCTTGCTCCCGCTCTTTCGGGTGCATAAACAAATTGCCTGATACTTGTCTATTCCAACTCTTACCGTTGACAAATATCTTTAACGCCCAATCACGTAAAGAGCCGCTTGACTTAATTGATGAGATGGCCCCATTACAATAGTCAGGGCCGCCTTCATAGCTGTCTAAAAGGAACTTAAAATAAGCGTGATATTTCTGAAACACAGGATGCGGATTTTCAATAATTTCTCGGATAGGTATCATTTGTTCCCCTGTAAGGCTAATCTGACTCTCGCCTCTTTTGTTGGATGATTGCTTTTATTATGTTGTAGTTTGTCCATCAACGATACAAAAGAAGCGTAGTCTTTTGTCTTATCAAGTGCATACAAATCCGCTTGTATTTCCAAATATCTTTTAACCGCGTTGATAATCGCGGGATACCAGAAAAAAAGCAAAACAACCGGCAATAAGATCAATCTGTGCTTAAAATAACAATGCCCTAATTCGTGGGCAATGACAACGCGCCGTTCTGACGGTGTAAGTTCCAAATCTTTGCTTATATAAATTGTATTGCCTACGACAGTCGCGCCCATTAGATTTTTAAGCCTTTGATATAACCCCTATTAAGCGAAAATTCCCTCTCGGCCATGTAGCCGAAGGCATCACTTGCATGAGTCAATGAAAAATTCCTGGTTTTATCTATAGCAACTGAGCCTTCTTTAAAAGATACTTGCTCAAGATCACGGATAAAATTTTTACACGTCTGGGGATTTATAAGTGTGCGTCTTAACCCCTGACTATTGCAAATAATCCCGTTGACCGAATTGATACGATCGCGTTCCCCAGGATTGGACAGAGGAACGCAATTCATTGGGTGATATTTAACCAACTCATTTTCTATGATCTTCCAATTTGTTATATTGCTTGAGGAATGGCGGGCTGTGCCTGTTGCATCACCATAAAGATAAAGGCCAGCAGAATGATTTGGATAACGCAGTTTAAACTCATCGCACGCTTCTATTGTATTTGAATTCTTTAAATATATTTCGTCAATAACCCTAATCGTTTTAATCTTATTTTCTTCGTGAAATTGACAAATAACCCACGCCATAGGGTCTACGTTAAAATCACAGCATAATCTTAATGGTTTGTCTGCGTCATACTGTGCCATCTTAAAAGCCAGATCACCTGCATTCTGTTGACGATTGAACGTGTAATAAACTGTGCCCTCAAAAATAACAAATTCACCATAAAGCTCCTGTTGCGCAAACTTACTGTCATATTGCGCCTCTAACTCTGCAATAGCCACAGGGTCTAAATATGGATTATTATGGGTTTTAAAACGGACAATGCCATACTGAGGATTTTTTTGCTCTATAAATATTCTATGAATATCATCAAAACTATTAGGGCTTGTAGTAACAAAAATCTTGCCATGAGTTGAAAGAACACGACCTAAAAGAACATTCCATAACGTTCCAAAAGTTTTACATTCTCTCGCCTCATCTACCCATGCCCCGACAAAAGTTTCGTTTCGTATTCTATCTGCGTGTTCTGCGGTATGACCATGAACCTTGCGACCATTGCGAAGAGTTAAAATAAAATCACTATCGTTAGAACTATTAGGCATGATCAAGGGACGAGCCGCCTCTTTGAACTCAACCCAGGTAGTCCGCTTTAACATAGAAAATGTAGGGGCTATAATACCGAATGCCCCAGGTCCTTTAGCGTTCCATGCCTGCTTTGTGGCTTCCCTGGCCCCCATAAATGTTTTTCCAGCTCTTATGCCCCATGCCGCTAAAACATACTGATATAAATAGGCTATGGCGTAATGAAATGCCTCTTGACCGATATGAGGACGATAGTTTTTTAAAATAAGTTTATTCAATCTATAAGACCTTTGTATCGTTTTAGTGCAGATGGTTTATTGCCATTGCCTATAAGCTCAATTTCACTATCAAGCAACTGTTCGTTGTCATCAACTTTTATAGCTTCCTTCACCTTGCCGTCAAGCCTATCTAAGATCTCAACAATGGCTTTAGTTTCACCCTCTGTGCCATTTAAAATAAGGCGCAACATCAACACATCTTTAATCTTACCCTGGACTAATAACTTTGTTTCTGGATCTTCAAAGTTGATTTTCTTTTCGCAAAGTTTTTTAAGAATAGGGAGAAGATAAGGACCTCTGTGCCTATTCTTAGGCTGATTAGTTGAACTAAATACATTGGGCCTTAACGTAGCAAGATTTGACATGTTCTATGCAAGTTCTAAGAAAATAATAGAAGCCAGAGCATCAAGGCTCTTATTTTAATCTTGCAAAAGCAAGGTCCTATGATTGTTCCTTAGATGTTGGCTTCTATTAAAACCTTAACTTTTATATTTCAAGTTTTCAACCATGCGTAATCTTCAGCGTTACTTTTCTCTTGTATGCGCTCGATAATAGAACGCCAATTTTGAAGCCTTGTAATTTTTTTTTCAATAACCTTCATTTTCTTATAAGAAAGTGCAAGTTTTTTTCTATGATTGCGGCAACGTTGATTTCCTGTCTTCACACAATAGAAACACTTCTCTATGCTTTTCGGCATAGAAACCATAACAACTTTAAAATTAAATATAGTTTTTGGCATAAATAAAAAAAGGCTTCCAAAGCCGCCAGGAGATACTATCTGCCTGATCTGTTTTTACTTCAAAAGCCTCATTCGTCAGGGGCTTTAACACCCCCTCGTTTGTCAGCTAACCTATTGCCCTAATAATTCTTTGTTAAAATCTATCCCCTTTCTATGGCTCGTAACCTCACCTGAGCTGATTGGCAAGCCATCCTGATAAATCAAATCTCTTACAGTGCCATTCCTTCCAGACTCAATAATTTGCCTTAATCGTTCCCATTGCGGTTTTTGCCACCATTGCAATTTTTCGTCCGGCATATTCTACCTATTGCCTTCAACCATAGCCCTGATATACTGTCGCCTAAACGTCTGAGAGCCGAAAAATTCCATCCAAAAATCAACCCTTTCCTTATCCGTCTTTTTATTTTTAACAAGCGTCATATCTATTGTATCAAATATCTGCCCAAATTCAATCATACGCCGTTGCATTTTATCTAACCTTCGTTGTTTTTTAATCTTTTCAAACATTATGCCACCCCCCTGTAAAATGGATGCTTCGGCGGCACAACAGTATTAGTCAACCCCATTTTATTGTATATCTGACTTTTCAGGTCTTCTATGTATACTTCCATATTTTTCCTATCAGCCTGCAACATAAATTTTTCGGCATTATTTAGAAAGAAAGACGCACCCTTGATATTGCCCAGATTGAATGTCGCGCAGGCTAAACCAAACCATAATTGGCAATCTTCGGGTAGAAATAATAAACCGTGGGCGCACTCAGACCACGCCATAATATCATTTTTCTTATTAAGCCAATGCTCATACCGGAAATACCATATACGGGGATTGTCGGGAAACACGCGTATTTCGTATTCATACATACCAATGTTATTAGTCCTGTAATGATTAAAAACTTGCAATAACTTAACAACATAAAAAACAAACAAACCTGCCATAATTAACAACCCCGATACCTGGAACTTCGCTAAGATATTGACAAGCATGATAAGAAAACCGATCAGGGGTAAGTAAGCATAGCGCGGCGCAGTATATTGTTGAACTGTGATAAAATTCAAGAATGGGATAAGAGATAAAACAAAAAGCAATATCCCAAAGCCTATTTGATTATGGAAGTTGGCAACCCAAAATATAAACATAGCAGTCATAACGAACAGCCCACCCCAAAAATGCCTATTGAAAGAATACCAATAAGCCGTTGCTTTAGTAGATGATCCAAAAGTGGCAAGGTATGAATTATAGAAACCATTTTTAATAGGGAATAAACTCCCGAACGAATAATACCAAAATGTTTTGACCACAAGGATCAACTTTTTAAGTTTAATCGTTAATAAATCAAAGTCTGTGGGCAAGGGTGCGGAGAGCCAACCATCACCTTTTATTTTGCTCTGGACACCTGGCATAGCCCTTTTGTAAGACAACAAGGCTATAAACGGCAGGCAAAACAGAAGCGGCCAGAATTTTGTTCCTATAAAAACAAGGGGTGTAAAAGCGAGTGTGGCGCAAGGTGCGGTAACGTAGCTTAAAAAATAACCCAATCCGCCTAAAAAATGGAATGGTGCATAGGCCAAAACCATTAGGAATAATAAAGCATTTATCCCGTATTGTCTGCCTGCAATCCACACTGGAACTTGAACGGCAAAAGGATGAACTGAGAATAGTATCGCGGTCATTAACGAAACAGGAGAACATCCAAAGGCGATATAAATATACTCTGCTACGACAATATGTAAAATAATATTAAACGCCTTCGTACGCTTTATGGGAAAAGGATCAAGGGCCATCGTTGAAGCATCATCACCAACTAATCCAAAAAATATTGTAGGCAAGTAAATTATGTTGACTAAAAATATCAGTAGGTAGTCCATTATCCCACCTTTCTGATCAAGATTGTTGTCATTATACTTTTTTTAGGTTTCCGTTTCTTTTTCTTCTTACGGAATATATTATTATAGTTTTTATCATAAATATTATCCCCCGACATTGGAACGCTGAACCTCATATTCTGAAAATCGCAACCGCCCATTATATCCATCCCTTTGTTATTAACCAGATCCAAAATGCGTCCATCCACTCTTTCCATTCTTGTTTAGACATTTATTTGATCCTTCTTGGCATTACACCTGCATCATCATGCCCTATGGCTGGTGAATTTATCATATATTAGTATGCATTTTTTCTTTGTCCATCACCGCACCTCCTTGATTTCAGCGAGAAGTTCAACCACCATATCTTCAATCAATCCCGCATCTAAAACTTTATGGCTGTTTCTTGGTGTGCAATAGCCTCTCGCCAAGACTCCTCTAAATTCAGCCGTACTAAGCCTCTCCTGACGTTGTAGTGCAGAGATGGCAAGATTAAGAGCTTGTTGGTAATCGCTCATATCAACTCTGTTTATAGTTCCATAATGTTCTAAAAATTTACTATCTTCTAATTCCCTTAGCACCTCAACTGCTTCTTCATTTGTCATGGTCACTCTCCTGTGGCTACTTTAATTTATCTTTTTCAAAACACACACATATCTGTTCTATCCAGGCGGGGTAATTTATACACGATTCACACTTCTGCCAATCCTGTTTATACCTTGGACAACACTCTCCTAAACAAGCACCCTTAACAAATTCTGGCGGCTCTTTCAATATCTGCTCTAAGTTTTTTGGCATTTAGACCTCCACTCCGATAATTAGCAACCTTCCGTCTTGCTTCTTCTGATTGATGTTTGCCCAGCATTGTCATATTAAATTTTCCTTCTTTAAAGATAGCCACATTTTAGCGAGGGCGTCGGGTAGGGAAAAATCATGACTACGATTATCTATTGTTTGTGGATTATCCCAATCAACGCTATCTGGACACCAAACACTAAATCCTAATTTTGAAATTTTCTCTATTTTCGCAAGAGGAAACTCTTCTAAAATCTCTGTAGCGAGCGGGGCTGGTAAAACTATAATCTTAGAAATCTTCTCAGTAGTTAATTCAGAAGAATAATTATTGCCAGGGTAATCTTTTAAAAACTCAGTGGTATAACCATTAGAAATAAGTGGGGTGTTAGCAAGAATTTGCCACTTTCCATCACAATACCATCGCCCTTCACCTTCATAACCATCATCGTAAGTAGAATTAATCCAATGAAAATATACTTCCTTTTTCCACCCCGCTCCTTTCAACTGCTTCGCTATCTCTAAAGATACACAATGGTTTTTCATCTTCTCCTCATTTTTGGTTCAGCTCTATGGCAGTTGGTCTGCGATTTAATTTACGGATATGATTAGCACTGGCTAACCGCTTCCAAGACCTAACTATCCCATTCGGATAAGCACCTTGGAGTGCCAAATCAGGCTTCCACGCCACATAGAGCTGAACCTTGCCATATTAAAGAACTAAATTTTTTTACTTTTGCAACACCTTTTCAGCGCCCTCAAAAATACTATTCTATCCTTATGGCAGGATTACACATCAAAAATATCGTTTAACTGTATTCTGTAAAATCCTAACCAACTGTTCTGAAATTCCAAAACGGTCTTTATTGATAAGAATGGATTTGTCTATACTCCCATTTACGTGTTGTTCCGTTGCCGCTTGCCAATCACAAATCATTTCTACAAGGTCAATCAAATCCATACCCTCAAATCCCTCTTGATAATGTTCTGGATGATGATGGTTAAATGAGTAATGATGCTCAAGAGCGACGTTCATTTCTGAAAGAAAAGTTTTGTATTCTTCGCTCCCATAGGCTGAACCTTTTAATTTTGGTGTATAAATATCAAAAATCTCTTTTTCTGGTGAGCGGAGTTTTGAAGCGTCATGTGCTTGCATACGGCACATCAACTCAAGAACCATCTTATTTAACTTATGCGATACATTAAAAATATGTTCTAATGTGTCTTTTGTGCTATCATAATTTTCCATCGTTCATCCTTTCCTCTGGTCCAACC